ACGCTTGTCCATCACGTTCGTCCACTCTCGGACGGAGGCACGCATGATAAGAGCAACTTGATGTCGCTCTGCGTATCCTGTCATGAGCGGATTCACCGGCGTGGCAGTGGCGACCGCTAGACCCCCAGGGGGCGGTCAAGTCTCTAAAACCGCGCCGTTACTGGACCGGGGAGGGGGCGCACGCACAAAAACGTCGGTTCAAACAGGGTATTAAGGGAAGGAGGCGAGAAGATGGCGCGTGACGGTACAAATCGCGGAGGACGGCGCATCCGGGCGGGAGATAAGCCCGAACCACTGGCAGACAAGATTGCGGGCGGGCGCACAGCGCACATCATGGAATTCCCAATGACGGAGTTGGATGGCACAGACCTTGTGGATGCCGCCGACCTCTATGGTGAGGAGATGCCAACGCCGAGCGAGTTCCTGTCGGCACGGCAACGCAATGGCAAGCCGCTCGGTGCGGATGAGATTTTTCGCGAAACATGGTTGTGGCTCAAGGAGCGCGGCTGTGAGCGTCTCGTGAATCCTCGTCTCATCGAAAGCTACGCACAGGCATTTGCCCGTTTCATCCAATGTGAGGAAGCAATGAGTCAATACGGGCTCATTGGCAAGCATCCGACCACAGGCGGCGCGATTGCAAGCCCCTTCGTCCAGATGGGACAGGCGTTTCAGAAGCAGTCCAATCTGCTCTGGTATGAGATATTCGACATCGTAAAGCAGAACTGCACCACCACGTTCAGCGGATCGCCGCAGGAGGATCGGATGGAGCGGCTGCTGCGCTCGAGAAAGTAAGGAGGGAAATCGTTTGAACAAAACAACATCGGAGATGAAGCTCGTTCCAATCGAGAGACTCGTGCCATATGCCAACAATGCACGGACGCACTCGCCCGAGCAGATCAACAAGCTGCGCGGCAGTCTCAGGGAGTTCGGATTCGTCAGCCCCGTCATCATCGACAAGGACTATGGCATTCTCGCAGGACACGGACGTGTTGCGGCAGCACGGGCGGAGGGGATGGAGAATGTGCCGTGCGTTTTCGTGGATCATCTGACGGAATCGCAGAAGAAAGCGTATATCCTCGCGGACAACCGTTTCGCACTCGATGCGGGATGGGACGAGGATATGCTGCGCGTTGAGATGGAAGCCTTGCAGGACATGGACTTCGACATCTCGCTCACGGGTTTCGACGAAGCCGAGATTGCCGACCTGCTCTCACTGGATGATGGTGAAACGCAGGAAGATGATTTCGATGTGGATGCAGAACTCGCAAAGCCTTGTGTCGCTCGGTCGGGTGATGTCTGGTATCTCGGAAAGCATCGTGTTATCTGCGGAGATTCTACATTGCCGGAGACGTACGAGCGTCTGCTCGGCAGTGAGAAGGCCAACCTTGTCTGCACGGACCCGCCGTATTTTGTGGCTCTGGAAAGTTCCTCCGGGAAAATCAAGAATGACGATCTGAATGACAAGGATGCCTACGAATTCCTGAAATCTGCCTTTACCGCATTTCACTCGGCGATGGCAACGGACGCTTCCATCTACGTTTTCTACGCAACAGCAAAAGCCCGCATCTTTCATGACGCTTATGAGGATGCGGGCTTTAAAGTTGGTGCGGGATTGGTGTGGAAGAAAGACCGCCTTGTCCTCACACGGACGGACTGGAAGTACATCCACGAGCCGATCATCTGGGGATGGCGCAAAGACGGACGGCATCGGTGGTACGGCGATCAGAAGCAGACTACGGTGTTCTCTTTTGATCGTATCAAGGACTCGAAGAAGGACGGATGCGGCCATCCGTCCTCGAAGCCTGTGCCGCTTATCGCATATCTCATCAAGCAGTGTACGCAGACGAACGGTATCGTTCTCGACGGATTCCTTGGTTCGGCATCGACACTGATTGCCTGTGAGCAGTTGAACCGTATCTGCTACGGCGTGGAGCTTGAGCCGAAGTTCGTGGATGTCGCTGTCGAGCGGTACATTCAGAGCAAGGACGGCAATGCCGAAGATGTGTTTTTGGAACGTGACGGTGAGCGCATTCCGTATGCGGATGTGTCAAAAGTGAAGGAGGAATTGTGATGCATGTGTTTTTGAATCCGGGTCATGCACCGAACGGGAATCCAGATCCCGGTGCGTGTGGGTATGGGCTGCGAGAGTGTGATGTGGCAAAGAACGTCGCTGACCTTGTTGCGGGCTATCTGAGTGCCGCAGGTGTTGAGGTGGTCGGCAACTTGCAGTCCGACAGCCTCCATGAAGTTGCCTCAGCTTCCAACTGTGCGGATGCCGATGTGTTTATCTCCATCCACTGCAACGCCTGTAATGGCAGAGCAAATGGGACGGAGACGTGGCACTACTACGGAAGCATCGAAGGCGAGAAGCTGGCACAGTGCATCCAGAATCAGATTGTGGATGCGCTCGGAACAGTAGATCGCGGCGTGAAAGGCGCAAAGCCTGGTGTCAACGGTTTGTACGTTCTGAGCAACACCGATGCGGTCGCCGTTCTCGTGGAACTTGCGTTTATCGACCATGCGGGCGATGCAGAGCTTCTGCGTTCGCAGCAGGATGAATTTGCCCGCGCCATTGCGCGTGGGGTAACAGACTATGAAGGAGCGTGTTAAAGATGAAACTGGAACACATTCAAAACGAACTGAAAAATCATGTGGGGGACTTTGTACGGACGGAGGCAAAGGAAGCGACTGTCCTATGGCTGCACGAGAAAGGTCTCCCGGCAGCGCGTGAAGTATCGGCGGCGTATACGGCAGCACTTCGTGAGAGCGCAGAGAAGGAGACGGGATGGTGCAGATTCCGCGACCGCATCTTCCTACCGCTCGTCATCGACGGCGCGATCTGGATGACGGGCAAGATGCTCGAGCGGATGACCGCGCCCAGAGCTGAAAAATGATGACGCTCGGCAGTTTGTTTTCTGGCTCAGGGGGCTTTGAACTCGGTGCTGTTCTTGCGGGGATAGAACCGAAGTGGGCATCGGAGGTTGAGCCGTTTCCGATTCGCGTCACCACAAAGCACCTTCCTTCCGTCAAACATCTTGGAGACATCCATCGGATTCGCGGCGATGAGATCGAGCCTGTGGACATCATCACCTTCGGCTCACCCTGTACGAATCTCAGCATCGCAGGACGGCGGGAAGGTCTGCATGGTCAGGAGTCCATACTGTTCTTTGAGGCAATTCGTATCGTGCGGGAAATGAGGTGTGCAACGAATGGAAGATACCCAAGGTTTATCGTCTGGGAGAATGTCGCAGGCGCATTCTCAAGTTCCGGGGGACGGGACTTCCAATCCGTCCTCACGGAGATTGTCCGCATCAAAGAGCCGGAAGCGCCCGAGGTGCCTTTGCCTGAAAAAGGTGGGTGGGCATACGCAGACATTCTTCTGGGAGCCGGATGGAGCATTGCTTACCGGCTCATGGACGCACAGGGCTGGGGAGTTCCACAGCGTCGGCGCAGAATCTACCTTGTCGCAGATTTTGGAGGATCGTGTGCCGGACAAATACTATTTGACACCGAAGGCGTGCGTCGGGATCTTGCGCCGTGCTTCGCTTCGTGGCAAGGCACTGCCCGAGAGTCTGCGGATGGCACTGGAACGTCAGGCGACAGGTTGAGTGCGGGTTTCTGTACCGAGCATTCTGCACAGAGTCGAAGTATCGGCTATGCGGAGGAGAAGTCTCCGACGCTGCGTGCTGAAACCGTTCCCGCCGTATTCGAGTCGCATGGATCGGATGCACGGTACAACGGTCCTCTGGAAATCTGTCCGACGGTGCTGCGCCATTATGGAACGGGTGGGAACAACCAGCCGCTTGTCCTAAAGGACGTACAGGTATACGGAATCTCGTCATTCCAGTCCAACGCTATGAAATCCGACAATCCGCACGCCGGCATTTACGAAACGGAGACGGCGCGGACAGTAGATAAGAACGGTGGAAATCCATCGTGCTGTCAGGGCGGCGTTGCCGTTGTCTCCATCCAAGGCTCAATGATCGGACGGCAGGAGAAGAACGGACCGCAGGGACGCGGCATCGCAGAGAATGTAAGCTTTACGCTCAATACCGCTGACCGTCATGCCGTTTATGCCATGACCACAGGCTGCCATGCTCATTTTGCAAAGGAGAGATGCCCAACCCTCATGGCGCGGGATTTCAAAGACCCGACGGTCGTGAATCAGCCCGTCTATGCCGTACGACGTTTGACGCCGACCGAGTGCGGACGCTTGCAGGGCTTTCCCGACGGATGGTGCGCGGGGCTTGGGACGGATGAACCGACCGAGGAAGAAATGTCATTCTGGCGTGAGGTCTTTGAGACGCACCGAAAAATCACGGGCGGGAAGAAGCCCAAGACCGATACGCAGATTCGCAGATGGCTGAAGAATCCGCACTCGGATGCGGCAGAGTACAAAATGTGGGGAAACGGTGTCGCACTTCCTTGTGTGTTCTACGTCCTTACAGGAATTGCACATTTCGGTGATTCCGTGTATACAACAGAGTCCGCTTGCTAATTATCCCGGCTAGAGTGATGAATGTAATGACCAAAGTTCATAAAGGAGGTTTTCAAAATGAAGGTCAATTACAACATCCAAAAGGAAGAGCGCAAGGCGATGGTTGGGATCGTCGGCAAGGCAGTCAGCGAAAAGCCCGTCTACTGCGGCGCACCGACATTTTCCTACAAGATCGGCGCATTCGAGATCACGAAGGACGGCAGCCTTTGCTTCGACGATGCCACCGACGAAGTGACCGTTGCGCGTGTGCGCACGGCACTGCGCGAAGCGGACTTCATGTCCGAGGATGGGGAAACCGAGCCCTCCTGCGCAGATACAGGGGCGAAGGAGTCGAGCGCAACGGAATCCGCGACGAGCGAGACTCCCTGCGCGAACACGGCGCAGAACGATTCCACCCCGACGGAAATGACAGTGGATACGCCAACATCGACGGAAACGACAGATGCGGAAGCGGACTCCTCCGAGGACAGCCTTTCCATCAGCCTTCCACGCAGCCTTTTCACCGAAACTGCACTGCAGAATCTCGACGCGCTCCTCCTGAGCAAGGGGCGGCTGATTCGGCACGCTTTCGACATTCGCGAGGCGACCTACACGCTGACCGATGACCGCATCACCTTCGCATGGCTGCGCGGGACGATCACCGATGAGACGGCAAAGGCATATGCCGAGTTCATCAGTAAACTCTGCCTGATGGCGCGGACGCAGAAGCGTGTCACGGCAAAGGAGAAGATCGTGGACAACGAGAAATACGCATTCCGCTGCTTCCTCCTGCGTCTTGGCATGATCGGAAATGCCTACAAAGAGTCGCGCAAGATTCTTCTGCAGAACCTCACGGGCAGCAGCGCATTCAAAAGCGGACATCGGAAGGAGGCTGAGGATCATGCGGTTTCCGAGTAGAGAGCAGATCGCCGCACTTCGAGAGCGATACCCACGCGGGACTCGGGTGAAACTCCTCGGAATGGACGATCCGCAAGCCCCGCCGATGGGAACGAGGGGCGAGGTCATGGGCGTTGATGATGCGGGGCAGATTCTCGTTCGATGGGAGACAGGCTCGTCACTCAGCCTGATCCCAGACGTGGATTCCTTCCGCATCGCAGAGAAAGGCGGCAGGTCATGAACGAGACGGTTTTCTCGCAGCTCATGGACATCCGCGATTCGGGGCGAGTGAATATGTTCGACGTTCCCGGTGTTCAGCGCATTGCATTTGAGATGGGGTTCTACGAACTGGTCTGCTTCATCGAGGAGGATCGGGCGGCATATGTACGTTTCATCCTCACGGGTGAGCAATAGCTGACGATTCTAGGGATTTAGCACAGCCTTTCGGGGCTGTGTTTCTCTCGAAATATAAGTGTGGTTTATCCGAAATATGACTTGCTATATTCCTCGTTTAGAGACATATATGTACATGACCAAAGGGAACAACCTACACACAGAAAGCGAGGAACACAAAATGAGGAACGCAGAAGCAAGATGGCCGCAGACCACCACGATGGAACACCTCGATGAGATGCGGTTCGGGACGAGCGGCGCGATCCTGCGCTACGGCGAGCAGATCCTTGTGGTCGGGATGGAGTGCTGGGGCTTCCACGCAGCCGTCTACGAGATGGTCGAAACGCCGGAGGATACGGGCTTCGCGGACATCGAATGCCGCCTGAACCTCGTCGAAGCCAGTGCGGAGGTTTTCGAGGACGGCGGGCACGCGATGGCTTGGTGCATGAAGCGCATCTAAGCAGGGTCGCACACAAAAACAGCCCTTCGGGGCTGCTGCTCGTTTCAGATATTGTGAGTCGCTGATAGCGGCTCTTTTTTGATGGGGGTGATTGTTTGCGAAAACTGACGGACTACAAGCCGACGAAGTTCATGGCAGAGGAAGCGCACTATGACAAAGCCGCTGCGGACTATGCTGTGGGCTTTATCGAGTGCCTGTGCCATACGAAGGGGACGTGGGCAGGAAAGCCCTTCGAACTCATCGACTGGCAGGAACGCATCATCCGAGACATTTTCGGAATTTTGAAGCCGAACGGTTATCGGCAGTTCAACACGGCGTATGTGGAGATTCCCAAGAAACAGGGAAAACAGCTTGCTCTTGACACGAAAATCCCTACACCCGAGGGATTCACTACAATGGGTGATATTCGTGTCGGAGATACCGTTTTTGATGAAAACGGACAGCCCTGCCGTGTTGTCGCCAAAAGCAATGTGGATGACACCGAGCAAGCCTATCGGCTGACCTTCCGTGACGGTTCCTCCATCGTCGCGGGAGAGCGTCATCTCTGGAATGTGGATTACATCATCGGCGAGCCGCGATCCGTCCTTTGGACAACAGGGGACATCTATCGCCGAACGATGAGGTACAGAGAAAAATATCGGGATAACGAAAAGGAGGCACGTCGCTCCATTATCCGAATCCCTGTGGCAAAGCCTCTGAACCTCGCAGAGTGCGATCTTCCTGTTGACCCGTATCTTTACGGATACTGGCTCGGCAACGGCTGCGCCACAAAGCCGGAGATCACCGTATGCGATAAGGACGTACAGGCGGTCACGGCGAATGTGCCGTATGAGGCATACAATGCGATTCGACAGCCGGGCAGCGTCCGTGTGTATTATCACGAGCTTAGGAAAATCCTCGTTCCGACATTCCGAGATAAGGTTATCCCAGTCGCATATCTCAGATCCTCGGAGCGACAGCGATGGGAACTCCTGCAGGGGTTGATGGATTCTGACGGATGTATCGGCAGTCGGAAAGCGCAGAGCGTCTACGTCAGCACCATCAAGCAGCTTGCGGAATCGGTACGTGAACTCTTGTGGAGTCTCGGCATCAAGAATGCCATGACAGAAGCACCGTCTACGCGATGTGGAAATCCGACAGGGGAAACCCTCTACATCATACGGTTCACTACATTTGACGATCAACCGACATCAAAACTGCATCGGAAAATCTGCCGGAAACGGGAGCGGGTTAAGGAAACTCGCTCCTGTTTTCATTATCTGGCAGATATCGTGCCGCTCAAAGAGCGAGTACCTATGCAGTGCATTCAGGTGGACAGTGCCAGTCATTGCTATCTGGTAGGGGAATCCTTCGTTCCAACCCACAACAGCGAACTCGCGGCCGCTGTCGCACTCCTCCTTTGCTGTGGAGACGGTGAGGAGCGAGCCGAGGTGTATGGATGTGCTGCCGACCGTCAACAGGCGAGCATCGTGTTCGAGGTCGCTGCCGACATGGTGCGTATGTGTCCCGCACTCAGCAAGCGAGTGAAGATCCTTGCCTCCCAGAAGCGGATGGTATATCTGCCGACGAACAGCTTCTATCAGGTGCTTTCGGCAGAAGCCTATTCAAAGCACGGTTTCAATATCCACGGCGTTGTATTCGACGAACTTCACACACAGCCGAACCGCAAGCTCTTTGACGTTATGACGAAAGGCTCCGGCGATGCGCGAATGCAGCCGCTTTACTTCCTCATCACTACGGCGGGAACGGATACGCAGTCCATCTGCTATGAGACACACCAGAAAGCAAAGGATATTCTCGAAGGGAGAAAGATCGACCCGACCTTCTATCCTGTGATCTACGGAGCAAAGGAGGATGAGGACTGGACAGACCCGGAGGTGTGGAAGAGGTCGAATCCGTCCCTCGGCATTACGGTCGGCATCGACAAGGTACAGGCGGCTTGCGATTCGGCACGGCAGAATCCCGCCGAGGAGAACAGTTTTCGTCAGCTGCGTTTGAATCAGTGGGTGAAGCAGTCTGTACGGTGGATGCCGATGGATAAGTGGGATGCGTGCGCCCTGCCTGTGGATGCCGAGTCCTTGGCGGGGCGTGTTTGCTACGGCGGGCTTGACCTTTCCTCCACGATGGACGTTACGGCATTTGTCCTCGTGTTCCCTCCGACGGAGGAAGATGAGCCGTTTGCCGTGCTTCCGTACTTCTGGATTCCCGAGGCGAATATAGACCTGCGCGTGCGGCGTGACCATGTTTCGTATGACGTGTGGGAGAAGCAGGGCTTTCTTATGACCACGGAGGGAAATGTGGTTCACTACGGATTCATCGAGACGTTCATCGAGAAATTGGGCGAGAAGTACAACATCCGCGAGATTGCCTTTGACCGATGGGGCGCGGTACAGATGGTGCAGAACCTTGAGGGAATGGGATTCACCGTTGTTCCGTTCGGGCAAGGCTTCAAGGATATGAGCCCGCCGACCAAGGAGCTGATGAAGCTGACGCTGGAAAAGAAAATAGCGCACGGCGGGCATCCCGTCATGCGCTGGATGGCAGACAACATCTTCATTCGCACTGATCCTGCGGGGAACATCAAGGCAGACAAGGAAAAATCCACCGAGAAGATCGACGGTGTGATTGCTCTTATCATGGCACTCGACCGTGCGATCCGCTGTGGGAATGATACGTCGGAATCGGTGTACGAGAGTCGCGGCATATGGGCATTTTAGGGTGATTGTATACGTACATATGGCCTTGCTATTTCTGTGATAGTACGGGAATATACACATACCGAAAGGGAAAACCGAAGAACCAAGAAACGGAGGAAAAGAAAATGAACAAGCAGGAAATCACCAAGATCATCGAGAGCAAGGCCGCCGAGTACGGACTCAAGCTGCAGGAAAACACGATGGGCTGGGCAAACGAGAGCAACCACGACAGCTACATCCGCATCGAGGTTCGCAAAGAGAGGGATTATGACAAGACGGATTGGGAAGCCCGCAAGGTTTTCTGGGACATCAAAGCCAACGCCGGCATTTGCCAGATGGGCGGAGATCCAACGCCGGAGGAACTTTTGAAAGCCGCCGACGAGATTGCGCGGGGCGCGAAATTCACAGCCGACATCAACAGCATGGAGCTTTCCTGCATCGAAATCTTCTAAGCTGAAACTACGGAGCACCGCTCGAAAGGGCGGTGCTCTTGCTCTCATCATCTTCTGTGGTAAGGCTTTTTCATACCGTTTTGGAAATGGAGGTTTCCATGAACTTCTTCACAAAACTCTTTCGTTCGCGGGACAAGCCCACAAATCACCTCGGTGGCTTGTCCTTTTTGTTCGGGCAGACGGCGGCAGGAAAGGCGGTCAACGAACGGACGGCAATGCAGACGACGGCAGTCTATGCCTGTGTCCGCATCCTCGCAGAATCCATCGCAGGGCTGCCGCTTCACGTCTATGTCTACCAAGGGCAGGGCAAGGAGCGCGTGCCGGAGCACCCGTTGTATTTTCTGCTCCACGATGCGCCAAATCCCGAGATGACGAGTTTTGTCTTTCGTGAGACGCTTATGGCGCATCTCCTCCTGTGGGGGAATGCCTACGCACAAATTTTGCGGGATGGCAGAGGGCGTGTTCTCGGACTTTATCCGCTCCTCCCGGATAAGATGGAGGTCAGCCGCGACAGCCGCACGGGGGAACTCTACTACACCTATACGCGAAGCACGGAGGAGAATCCGAATTTTGCGGACAAGGGGCAGATTCGTCTGCGCCCTGAGGATGTGCTTCACATTCCGGGACTCGGCTTCGATGGTCTGGTTGGCTACAGTCCAATCGCTATGGCAAAGAACGCCATCGGGATCGCGCTTGCAACGGAGGAATACGGTGCGGCATTCTTCAAGAACGGAGCGCGTCCGGGTGGCGTACTCGAACATCCGGGTGTCCTCAAAGACCCGTCGAAGCTCCGTGAGAGTTGGCACGCCGTTTACGGCGGCACGATGAACACGGGCAGGATTGCTGTTCTTGAGGAAGGTGTAAAGTATCAGCAGATTGCCATTCCACCCGAGGAGGCGCAGTTCCTAGAGACGAGGAAGTTCCAGATCGACGAGATCGCACGGCTCTATCGTGTGCCGCCGCATATGGTAGGAGACTTGGAGAAATCCTCATTTTCCAATATCGAGCAGCAGTCGCTTGAGTTCGTCAAATACACTTTGAATCCGTGGGTGGTTCGTTGGGAGCAGTCGCTTCAAAAGGCTCTGCTGACGGACAAGGAGCGGAAGGACTACTTCATCCGCTTCAATGTGGACGGGCTTCTGCGCGGAGATTACAAGAGCCGTATGGAGGGCTATGCCATCGGGCGGCAGAACGGATGGCTCTCGGCGAACGACATCCGCAGTCTTGAGGACATGAACCCCATCGAAGCGGACGAGGGTGGCGATCTCTATCTCATCAACGGGAATATGACGAAACTGAGGGACGCAGGGCTGTTTGCCGCTAGGTAGAAGGGAGAAAGCGATGAAGCGTAAATTTTGGAACTGGGTACGGAACGAAGGAGAGAAGCGAATCTTGCTTCTGGACGGTGAAATCTCAGATGAAACATGGTGGGGCGATGAGGTCACACCTCAGATGTTCCGCTCTGAGCTGAACGCCACCGAGGGAGATATTGACCTCTGGATCAACTCACCGGGCGGCGACTGTTATGCAGCGGCACAGATCTACAATATGCTGATGGAATATCCCGGCGAGGTCACGGTCAAGATTGACGGGATTGCCGCTTCCGCCGCATCCGTCGTTGCGATGGCAGGATCGACCGTCGAGATTTCTCCTCTAGGTTTGTTGATGCTGCATAATCCGATGACCGTTTCTATCGGAGACACGCACGAGATGGAGCGGACAATTACGTTCCTCTCTGAAATCAAGGAGAGCATTATCAATGCCTACGAACTCAAGACGGGACTTTCCCGTGCGAAGATTTCACGTCTCATGGATGCCGAGACGTGGATGAACGCCAAGAAGGCGGTGGAGCTTGGGTTTGCGGATTCCGTTCTCTATGAGAATAGGGAACATCTCACAAGTGCTGCGGCGGACGGGCTGATCTTCTCCCGCGCCGCCGTCACGAACTCTCTGCTCTCGAAATTCGGGCAGGGGACACAAACAAATAATGTCGATGCAGAGCCGATCAAACGACGGCTCTTTTCTATTTCACATTAACGGAGGGAAAAAGATCATGGATAAGATCATGGCAATGCGCGAGAAGCGTGCAGAAATGTGGGAACAGGCAAAGCAGTTTCTGGATTCTCACGAAAAGGACGGGCATCTTACAGCCGAAGATGCCAAGGCGTATGAGCAGATGGAGAACGAGGTACTCGCGCTTGGCAAGGACATCGAGCGCATAGAGCGTCAGGCGATTCTTGACGCGCAGCTTGCAAAGCCTGTAACGGCAGCAATCACCAACACTCCGGGGGCTGCGTTCAATGCAGAAAAGACGGGGCGTGCAAGCGAGGCATACCGCTCTGCGATGCTCAAAGCTCTCCGTACGAACTTTCGGCAGGTGGAGAACGTCCTGCAGGAGGGGACGGATGCCAGCGGAGGCTATCTCGTTCCCGAGGAATATGACAAACGTCTCATCGACGTACTCAGCGAAGAGAATGTCCTGCGTCCGCTTGCGACGGTTATCACCACGAGCGGCGAACACAAGATCAACATTGCCGCCACCAAACCTGCGGCATCGTGGATCGAGGAGGGAGCTGCGCTTACCTTCGGCGACGCGACCTTTGACCAGATTGTTCTCGACGCACACAAGCTCCACGTCGCGGTCAAGGTGACGGAAGAGCTTCTCTACGACAATGCATTCAAGCTCGAGAACTACCTCATCGAGCAGTTCGGCAAGGCACTCGGCAACGCAGAGGAGGACGCATTCCTGAGTGGCGATGGGACGCACAAGCCGAAGGGACTTCTTGCCTCGGCAAAAACATCCGTCACCACGGCGGCAGCTGACCTCAAGGCGGATGAACTCGTGACGCTCGTCTACAGTCTCAAGCGTCCCTACCGCAAGAATGCGGCGTTCATCGTCAACGATCAGACCCTTGCAAGCATTCGCAAGCTCAAAGACGCGAATGGCGCATATTTCTGGCAGCCGTCGTATCAGATGGGCGAACCCGATCGTCTGCTCGGCTATCCCGTCTATTCCTCGGCGTATATGCCTGCTATTGCAGCGGGCAAGACCGTCATTGCATTCGGAGACTACTCCTACTACAACATCGGGGATCGCGGCACCCGTGCGCTGCAGGAACTCAAGGAACTGTTTGCGGGCAACGGCATGGTCGGCTACGTCATGAAGGAGCGTGTGGACGGAAAGCTCGTTCTTGAGGAAGCTGTGCAGACGCTCAAGATGAAGGGCTGATAAATTATTCGCCAATTTGACGGGTTTTATTTTATCAGCGATTTCATAGACTTGCGGCAAAGAGGGGAGGTGGTTCTATGCTTGTGCCGCTTGCAGCAGTGAGGCAATATCTGCGGATTGACAGTGATGAGGAGGATGATCTCCTCATGCACTTTGCGGAAACGGCAGAACAGATTTGCACGGCACTTCTGCGCGTGAAGAAGCTGTCCAAGGTCGAAGATCAGGCGATTGTGCGCGTTGCAATTCTCTATGCCGTGTCCTATCTCTACGAGCACCGGGAGGAAGCCGACCACAGAGGGCTTGCCTTGACACTGCGCTCGCTCCTCTTTGGTGTGCGGAAGGAGGTCTTTTAGGTGAGGGTGTCCATGAGCGAACTGCGTCATCGGATTTCCATCCTGCGTCCCGTAACGGAGACGGATGATGAGGGGAATATCCTTTCATCGTCGGTGCAGGAAGTCGGTAAAGCCTGGGCACTCGTTCTGCCCTTTGCGGCAAAAATCTTGGACGGATATGCGGAGAAGGTGCAGGAGGTGGATTACCGCATCGTCATTCGTTACCGTGCGGATGTGCGCGTGACGGACATTGTGGAGTGGGAGGGGAAGCGGCTCACACTTGTTGCGCCACCCTATCCGCTCGGCGGGAAGAAGCGGTGGCTTGTCATGGAATGCAGGGAGTTGGTGGAAGATGGCTAGATACCGAGGATTCGTCTCTGCCGAGAAGATTCTCGCGGAACTCGGTGCAGAGGCGACGGCTGCGGCAAAGGCAGCACTCGCGCACGGCGCAGACGATGTGGTCGCGGAGGCAAAGACCCGCTGTCCAGTCTATACGGGAACAGATAAGCGCGTGGTGAAGGGCGCACTCCGTGACTCCATCCATAAGCGACTGCGCAGGAAGGACGGTTCTGTTTGGCGCATTGCGGCAGATGCGGAGTCTAAAGATGGCGTATTCTACGGTACACTCGTCGAATTCAGCCCGCGCATCAACAAGCCGTTTCTCTATCCCGCGCTTGATGCCAAGAAGGACGGGATCCGTTCTGCCATCGTCGATGCCGTAAGGTCTGCTATTCGGAGGAGAGGGAAATGAGTGTTGCCAAGATGGTGTATCAGGCACTTGTGCGCTCCAAGACACTCTCGCAGCTTCTCGCTCACGGAAAGAAGGGCATCTATCACGGGCGCAGTCCCGATGCGGGGACGTATCCGATTCTCGTCTATTCCGTCATTTCCGACGTTCCCGCGCTCTCGGCAGACGGTGCGGAACTGGAACGGCGCGTGACGGTGCGTATCCATATTCTGACGAAGGATGGGAGATTCGGAGAGATCCATCGAGCGGTGCAGAACGCGCTCCTGCCGCTCGGCTTTGTAAGGGTGCAGACGCAGGAGTTCGTTGAGAAAGATATATTCGTGGAAATTACAGATTACAGAACAGCAGTGGAGGGAGAATAAAATGCCGGGACCAACACCAACAGGAAAGCCCGCCGGGAATCTTACGAGCGGGCAGTTCATCAACATCCAGAAACTTCATATCGCCAAGATGCTCACTGATGTGGCAGGAGGAGCGGCGACCTACGAAGCTCCAATTCCGCTCGGGAAGCTCCTGCGCAAGGTGGACATCAAGCCGCAGACGAATCAGGCAGAGCTGTTTGCCGACGGGCAGTCCGTGGATACGGCATCGAATACCGCATCCTATGACCTTACCTTCGACACTACCGCATTGCCGCTCGAATATACGGCTTACCTTTTGGGGCACAGTATCGAGAATGGCGTGATGAAGGCGGGCAAGGACGATGTCGCTCCGTACTTCGCCGTGCTCTTTCAGTCAGACAAGCGCAACGGCAAGAAGAGATACACCAAATTCTACAAAGTCCAATTCACGGAACCCTCTGAGAGCGGCAACTCGAAGCAGGAGAGCATTCAGTTCGACACGCCGACGCTCACGGCAAAGGCGATCTACCGCCTCTCGGACGGGCTGTCCTACGCCAAGGCAGATGAGGAGGCGGCGGGCTTTGCCGCTGAGACGGGGACGAAGTGGTACGAGCAGGTCTGAGGGAGGACATGATGGATACACCGAAACTGCATATTGCGGGCAGGGAGATCACGCCGAACCCTCCGAAGATGAAGGTCTGGCGTGCGTTTCTTGCCTTTTTTGATGCCGACAAGGAAGGTCTGAGCCTTGAAGATTTTCTGGACGAACACGTCAGTCTGATTGTCCTCGGCTTCGGACGCGAGGAAGTGACACGAGAATCCGTGGAGGAGAATGTCGATGTTGCAGATATTGTACCGTTGACGCGCTATCTTTTCCGATGGGTTCAGTCATTGACGTTCTCCAAACTGGTGAACCTCCCAAACGGGGAGACGGGGAAAGAGGCGTAGTTCTTTCTCCGTACCAGAATCTACTGCGTTACTACGAGCGGCTGCAGTCCGCCTACGGGTGGACAATGTACGAGGTTGATTCACATGAGATTACGTTTTTGCTTGATCAGCTTGTGGTAACGGCACTGTGCGAACAGCAGCAATGTGAACGCTATATTGACGACGTGATGTAGGGAGGGGATAGGGTGGCAAAGCGCGGACAAAAGATTGATGAACTCTATCTCGACATCGGTCTCAACATTGCACAGCTGCAGCTGGACTTCGACACGGCGGGCAAGACTGTATCCGACTCCATCGCACGGCTCAACAGCAAGGCGAACAACATCCATCTGAAACTGGATGCCGACCTCGCGAAACTCGACGGTGTGGGGACGGAACTCGACAAGATCAAGGTGCGCTATCAGGCGATTAACCGAGAACTCGACATTCAGCGGCAAAAGGAACAGATTCTTGCCGCTGTTTTGCAGTCTGCCAAGAAGAATGACGGCGTGGATAGTGCGTCCTATCGGCGTGCTGAAAGTAACCTGTTACGTCAGCAACGGATGGTCGCTCAGACCGAAGCCGAGGTGCGGAAACTGAATAACCGCCTCAAGGAGAGTGCAGTGCTCTCTGGAACGCTCGGCGGGCGCATCACAGCGGGGATGACGGCGGCACAGGCGGGTGTCAAGAATCTAACGAGCGGATTCAATGTGCTGTCTGCAAAGATGGCTGCCGTTATGGCAGTCGCTGCAACGGGCGCGGGACTGTTTAATATCACGAAGGACGCGATGCTTGCGGGCGAGAACGTCTACAAGCTGACGCAGCGACTTCATGTGTCCGCAGGTGAGGCGGCGACGCTCAATCGGGTGTTTCAGCTTGCGGATACGGACATCAAGAGTATCATTCCTCTGATTGCACGTCTTGACAAGCAGGTATCTGCTGCGGGGGAGAGCGGCAACGATACCGTCCGCGCCCTTTCACGTTTCGGCATCGCACTCAAAGATCAGCAGGGCAATCTCCTGCCGCTCAATGAGCAGCTGGCGCAGCTTGCCAAAGGTTACAAGACGGCAAGCGAAGCGGGGATGGAGGAGGCGTATACCGCAGAAGTCCTCGGAGCACGCGGGGCGGCGCTTATCCCGATTCTCGAACAATATGAAGACCTTATGACGATTTCCTCGCGCGTCAAGACCACGGGGCTGCTCGACCCCGAACAGGCGCATGAGACCTATCTCAAATGGCGTGCGATGGAGATGGAAGCGGGGCAGCTGAAACTTGCGCTTGGTGCGGCACTGCTTCCTGCTGCCGAGGAGCTGATGCCCGAGATCAACGATGGATTCCAGACATTCATCGAGACGATTCGGGACAACAAGGATGAGATCAAGGACGCCGTCCTCGGATGGGGTGAAGCACTCAAGACCGTCGCGGAGCTTGCAGGCTTTGTCGGTGAGCAGATTCATAAGGTGAGTGAACACGCAGAAGCGAATTCGTGGCTCATGAAGAATCACCCCGTGGCTGCGCCCCTTATCCCGATTCCGTTCCTCGGTGGTACGGTTCTTGATGCGCTCTACGGGGATGAATACAAGCAGTACCAAGAACAGCAGAAGATTGCCAAAGAGAAAGCGGCGGCAGAGGAGAAGGCGCGTGCCGAAGCGGAGAAGAATGCCAAGGCGCAGGAGCAGAATGCAAAGGCGGCGAAAATCCGTGCGGCAGCCGAGAAAGATGCTGCAAAGATGGTCAGTGAGTCTGCAAAGGCGACCGCACAGCTGACGGACAGCCTATATACACTGACACACACGGATATCCAGAACAGTCTTCATGCACTGGATCGTGAATCCTTCGATTTCTTTCAGAAGGGCGCAGATCCGCATCTCATCGATGAATACCGTCTCGCAAAGGAAGCGAAGATTTACGCTGACTTCCAGCGCGACGTTGTGGACAAGGCGAATGCGCTCTACAAGACCGATTTGCAAAACAAGCTGGACTCCATCGCTCGTGAAGCCGATGCCTTTCGTCAGAAGGGCTTGGACGAGGTGCAGACGCAGACGTGGCTCAATGAGAGCAAGGCACGTGTCATGGAGCAGTGGGAGCGAGACGTTGCTTCCAATATTGATTCCATCTGGAAAACGGAGCTTGAAAATCGCCTTGCGGAGATCGAGCGCGAGAAGGATGCGTGGGTGCAGAAAGGTCTGGACGAGGTCGAAGCGACACGTTGGGCGGAGAAGCAGAAACTCGATGCCAAACGCAACGCCGCTCTGGAAGTCCTCCGCTCCCAGAAAGAGGAACTGCAGGTGTTCAAGAAATCCGGGCAGGTCGGGTTGATGCAGTACCTTCGCAAGAAGAATAAGTTTACGGTAGAGGATCTGGGGCTGACACCGGAGCTTTTGCAGCAGTTCCAGTCCGGGCGTAAATGGGCGATGGAGAATCTCCTGCCGAATTTCGCTCCCGAGAAGCGTGAGGACAGTTCCCGCATTCGTGTGAATGGGCAGGAGTTCTCGTATGCACAGATGATGGCAGGGCTTGGGCAACAAGCGCAGAGCATCCAAACTGCGGGGCAGAATGTGCCGTCCTCTCAAAATACTCCCCAGTCCGCGCCATCCATGACGGACAACCGCCAAATTCACATACAGGTGCAAATCGAGAATGCCGTTACGGAGGACAACGAGGGGATGCGTATGCTTGCCGACCACGTCGCCGACCGCATCCGACCTGCTGTTGAAAATGCCCTTGGAGGTGATTCCAATTCATATTCACATTGGTGAGGTCAGGACGCTGAGTGTCGAGAACTGGCAGATTGTTCCTGACGACCGTCAGCAGCTCCTAGAGATTGTTGGCGGCGCGGTCGTGCAGGATTTCGGACATATCCCAGAGGGCGACCGCATTTCCTGCTCCGTTGTTGTGACTGCCGCCGATTGGGAGAAGATCAAGGGCTATTGGGACAGCCGCACGATGGTGTCCGTAACGGACGAGGGCGGAAATATCCGTCCCTCTATGCGTGTCGTGGTGAAATCCTACGAGTATATGGCGCATTTCCCGAAGGTCTATAAGGTTTCACTGGAATTTTGGAGGGTATGACAATGGCAGAACTGCTGCATATCTATATGAACAATCCGACCGAGGGCGGCAAGGACGGGACGGAGGTCAGCTCCGGTACGGAACTTGCACCGATCTCCGTCCTGCTCGATGCGGGTAAGGGTGAGCAGAAAGCCGTCAAATGTGCCGTGCGCTGTGAGAACGGGTTCCATATCGACGGAGCCTTGACGGTCAAGTTCGTCGGCGATCATGCGGATAAGTGGAAAGCCGCGACGGATAACAAATACACTGCTGAAACGGCGTTGGAGTCTGCCGAATGGAAGGATGTTATTTCGCTGCAGAACGTCCGCGACACGAATACCGTATTCTGGGTCAAGGCGCTCAGCAGTGCAGATGAACAGCCACAGCAGGATACGAGCGTGGACATTCAGGCAGAGGGACTCCTAGTCTCGAATTGAGGAGGTTCGTATGGCGTTCAAATACATCAATCCGGGCTATGCGGAGCTGCTTTCGGTTCGTGGCGGCACGACGGTGACGGGCGAGCAGTACAGTAAGACGGGCATATCCTTCTGGCAGCCGACCTATTACAAGGGACTCAATCTTTCCGAGGTTCCATCGGAGCTTTACGGTAAATTCGATATGTACATCAAGAACTCCGAAAATGCAGACCGTGCAAGGTTCTCCATCGCTATCGGGGGCTACAAAATCATTGAAGCAGAAACATTCTGGAGCAAGTGGAAGATTCGCGGGAACAACAACAATAATACGCTTGCCGCAGGTGAGGAAGTTCGTGTAAAAGCAATCAGCACGGTGTGGTTTCACATTAAGCCGGGACAAAACAATGACGGTCTTTTTCATGCCGTGATTGACGAACGTGAGGTTTGCAATATGCCGAATGCGTACGTTGGCTATCTCACAAACTCGGATGCGAAGACAATCACGATCCTCAGCGGAACGGACGAAATTCTCATTTCGAATCTTATCCTCTCGGATGAGGAAATCAGCCCACGGGAACAGGTCATTATGCTGCCCGTCGAATCGACACAGACGAACATGACCGACTGCGGCGATGGAAGCTATGAGGCGACGGCTGCGAATCAGGAGATTCTGCAAACGGTCGATGTTGCCGCCCTGTCCGCGCAGTATGGCGCGGACTCGCGTGTGACGGGGATTTCTCTTCTCGGCAATCCCGCCTACCGCACGGCAGAGGGACTGTGTGCTCTGACGGCACTTGAAAAGAGCGGCGGGAATATCACGGAATACGGAAGGCACATTGTAGAGCAGAATCCGAATTCCACCATTATGGACACGCGCACTGTCTCCATGACGATTGCAGAACTCACGGGGAGGCAGTTCGGATGGAGAGCGGGGACATGAGCATCAAGCTGAAACCCGTCGTCTGCATCGCGTGGCTGCCGATGGGGCGGATTCACCTAAAACCAGTCATATACGCCACAGTGACTCCCGTGTTTCGTCAATCCGTGCAGGTGCGCGGAGATACGTCGCGCCGTCTCAACACGTCCATCGCCATGCGTGCAGATACCTTGCGCGATATTCGGATCGTCAAGAAAATCACGGTAACGGGCGACACGCAGCGTCGTATCGGTCATTGTGAAGCAGCGTTGGTAGATACGAAACGGACTCTTGTCAAACAGTTACGCATCGTTGCAGACACGAAAATCGAGATTCCACATACGCTTACCTACGCAGAGTTTAGAGAGCGCGGGATTCGCTCGTTCTCCGTGACGCTCGGCGAACTCAGTCTCTCGGATAACATTCAACTCGAAACCGTGAATCCTCTTTCCATTGGTGCGAACGTCCAAGGTCGTGTAATGGACTACGACTTCCGCTTCCTCGTCGAGGAAACAAGTCAGCGCGGCATCGTGCAGTCTGTCAAGGGAACGTATAGCAGGGATGTACTGCTCTATACGCCCATCCATATCTACGTCGAGCGGGCAAAGGTGTCGCGCTATGCGGCCGAGATTGCGGCGGCACTCGGGCTTCGGCTTCATCGTCTGACCGATGATTTCATACCGTCTCAGAACTTTGAGGGCAGCGGGATGACCTACCATGACTTCATTTCCGCGCTCTTCGGCTGGACAGCGAAACTGCCGCAGCAGCAGATCAACGTCTTTATTCGTGGAGATACGCTCCACATCATTCAGCGTGGCATGGAGGAATCCGTGGTCGATATTACGAACTGGCCGCACGCACAGCCGACCATTGAGCGGAAACTTCTGCGTTCCGTCTGGCACAGCGCGAACAACAATCATGAGAGCGGGGCGCACAACGAGGAGGATACTGCGCCTATCCCTTTCACCGGCACGATTTCATTCAAAGAGATCAGCCGTACTTACTCCAACGGCTTTCTCGTGCGCGAGACGAATGAGAACGGCTACAGCACTTATTCCTACGATGGGGAGTATCTCGCAGAAAAGCGGACGCACAACGTGGACGGCTCGACAAGCCGTACGGATTACACCTATGCCTCTACAGGGCGTGACGTGTATCTCTTTAAGGAATGGGAGCGTACAACAGAACCCGTCAATGATGGGAAGAAGCATACGGAATATGACTGGGAGGATTGGAGTCGTGAGAAGGGGACGGAGCGCATCACCTACCACGCACCGCTCGGCTACGGATGGTATGCGACCACCGTCTATGTCGATGGCGTATTGGAGGGCAGCAGCTTGTCGCAGGGAAAGCCTGGCGGCAAGGCGAGTCAGTTCACCGTCGAGCAGTCGAATCTCAGCCTTGGTGCAAGTTACGCGAGCGATGATGCGCTTCCGTATTCTTCCCTCATCGACACGGAATTCCCCGTTGTGGGCGCAGATTATCTGCGTGTCTTGACACGAGAAATCGAGTGGCTCAATCGCAAGACGCAGGAGACAATCACGGTGGAGATTCGCGCACGGATTCGTAGCGGCGTTCCCGACATTGACCACATCGTTGATTTCACCGAGCGCATCCGCTTCGAGGGACATGAGTATTTCTTGCAGTCCAACACGGTGGAACTCACGCCGCGCCTCCTGCGGCAGACGATCAAGATGGTGAGGTGGTTTTGATGCACGGCGTTATGGGGCTCGTAGCGGCGATACGGGCAGGGATAAAGAACTCGAAGGTGGTTGAGTCACAGGCTCAGCGCGGAAGGATTCAGAATGGACGTGTCCATATCGGGGAGCGGTCGTATCCCTTCCGTGTGGTAGTGGACTGCAACACCGTTGACGGCAGCCTTGTGTGGGTACAGATTTCAAAGGGCGGTACCGCCGTTATCGTGGGAGCGTGAGGGATATGCACAGGGCGCGAGTGAAAGCTGTGAGCGGAAATCGGGTGCTTGCGGATGGCGCATGGCTTACCTGCATAGGGAATCGAACGGTTCGTGAGGGAGAGTGGATCTGGACGGACGGTCGCTGCGTCTACGGGCATGAATCCGACGGGGGTAATAGCTATGTTCCGACGAATGTCCTTTCCGGCATACCGCTCCTCCAAATAAAGTGGAAGGATCAAAAAAACCAGATGCTCCATTCGTACTATGCAAAAGGAAAGATTCATCCGCTCGGCTTTTCCAAAGAAGATATATGGATGGTCAACAGCAGCCGCCACTTCGCGTATGTCTCAGGCTATGGAATGCTCGATGCCGAAATGGATGAGCGGGGAAATCTCTATACCCTCGAAGCTGTGAATGCTCTCGTGTTCCCGCTCATCGGGGCAGATCAGCGTGACAGTATTCTCTCTGTCAAACGCAACGGAGAGATCATCGCCGCATACGATCTTGTGCAGATGTTTGGTGCTCCCGCCGTATCCGGTCCCACTGACCTCTATAGCTGTCAAACAGAAGGC